TGATTATTGGACTACCTGGAGCATCAGTCGTAGGTAATCGAGTATCATCCTCGGCGTTTAGTCCAAGCGACATTGCAGGTTTGCAGTTATGGCTCAAATCCGATGCAGGGGTATTAGACGCAACAGATACGCCGATCACCGCTGATAATACGCAAGTCAAGACGTGGCAGGATCAAAGCGGCAATGGATTAGATGCAGTACAAGCTACTGGAGCATTGCAACCTGTTTGGCGCAACGCCGCAAACGGCATTAACGGTAACCCAGCGATTTATTTTGCTGGGGATATTATGGCAACCGCTAATTTAACGGCGGGAGCATATACAATTTTTGCGGTGCATAAAGCAACATCGCATGGATTAGTGTACGAGCGTGGTGTTTCGGTCAGCGCAACGGTTGGGGAGTATTTGTACACTGGAACAATAACAATAACCGCTAGACGACTTGACGGAATTGATAAAACGTCAAGTAAAAATTACAATTCGTCATGGGGTATTAGTGGTAACACACAAACTACATGTCACAGTTTTGATGGTACTCATGCTGGGCATACATTACGAGTAAATGGTTCAGCAATATCTTTGACAAGTGTTTCAGCGGTTGATCCCGGAACAGCAAGTGCAAACGGTGCTTTATACATTGGAGCAAGGGCAGGAGCGATTGCGCCGATAACTGGATTTGTTACCGAGATTATATACTATGATTCAGTTTTACCGCTGGCAGATGTGTTGAAAGTAGAAAGCTACTTGATTGACAAATGGGGAACTTAATGCGGTCTTGTGATACGAAAATATGTTAAGTAGGCTATACGCAATAATGTATACCTACTAACTAAAAGGATTTTTATGGCACAAGTAGATTGGGCAAGCGTAATGAACGGCAATAGCCAACCCAAGAAGCGGTACAGTGGGGCTAATGTTAAGTTCTTTTATGCTTACAATGAAAACAGAGAGAAGTCATTGGCAGAAGGACGGCCAATTTTCGATGAAATCCCCTCGATTAGTATTCAATGGCCTGGTGGGGATGAGACTGTAAGACGTATTGAGCAGCGAGACATCCTAGAATATCCAGAGCTTTATGAGCGATTCAAAGCTGGTAGTGAGCCTGTTACAGAAGGCACACCGCTAGCTGAGTGGGCTATGATGAGTGGATCGGCATTAAGAGAGCTTAACTATTTAGGCTTTAAGACTGTAGAGCAACTAGCTGCTGCAACTGATGATGTAAAGCGCAAGATTGGCCCTTTGTCAAAGCTAGTAAAGGCCGCTAAGGATTGGCTTGATGCAGCTAATTCCGACCAGAATGAAGTCGTAAAACTAAAGCAGCAATTAGAGCTTGAGACTCGCAAGAGACAGGCTTTAGAGGAAAAGCTAGAGCTATTCTTGCAGCGTATTGAAGCTAACGAGGGGACAGACCTTAGAGGCAAGCGACAAGAGATTGCGGTTGAACTAGATGCAGAGCCTGTAGAAGAGCCTGCTAAAAGACGAGGTAGACCAAGAAAAGAATGAGCTTATCCACGGTAATTCAAAATGTTGCAAATGAAGCAGGGTACACAGTTAGTCCAAACATAATTGGCGCTACTGATACAACTACTAAGCAGTTACTTGCTATTGCACAGAGAGTTAGCCGTGAGATGTTTGAGCAGTACCCCTGGACTAAATGTTATGCGTCGGGGTCAATTACGTTAGTGGCAGGTCAGGCGCAGTATGCCTTGCCTGCTGCTTTTTCGTATTATCAGTACGATACCTTTTGGAATCAGAGCAATCGGTGGCGTGTACTAGGCCCGATGACTCCACAAGAGTATGCCGACATAAGAGGATTTGGCCTTAATCCTACAATCTATCAACAGTTTCAGATTAGAGGCATTAGTAACGATCAGCTTCTTATTTATCCTACTCCTGATGCTGGAACAAACAACAATGTAATTATATTTGAGTATATTGCAGATAGAAGTGTAAAGCCTAAAACTTGGACTGGTTCTACAGCGTTTGCTGCTAATAGCTATTGCTTTTATAACGGCAATTATTATCAGACTACTGCTGGCGGCACTACAGGCGGTACACCTCCTACACACACAAGCGGATCGGTATCTGATGGTGGTGTGACATGGACGTATTACAGCGGAGCTTATGACAAGTTCTTAGCTGACACAGATACAAGCATTTTTAATGAGAAGGTTTTAGAGCAGGGAATCCTTGAACGATTTGCCGAGATCCATGGACTAGACAGCATTAAGCCTAAGTTTCAACTTCAGTTACATGAGGAGTGGTCACGAGATATGCCTGCAAAAATCCAGTTTGCTGGCACGATGAATCGTAATCAGATTTATGCAAGAAACGGCGTAGCTACATTTGGGACGTATATATAATGAACATGCAGAATATACCTCAACCTCCTCCAATGGCTCAGAACAATCCAGAGGGGCATTTTTACTGGTATATCAGTCAGGGCTTTCCTTATCAGATGGCTTATGATTTGACAGCTCAAAAGTTTGGTGCGCCGAAGTCAAAAGAAGAACAAGCAAGAGAAGCAGCGGCCGCAAAAGAGAAAGCTGCATGGGCAGGTCAGGCAGGACAATTAGCTGGGGGTATAGTAGGAATTGAAGCCTTTAGAAAGTTTCCAAACGTAAAAGAATGGCTGGGATATAAGCCAGCAGGTGAAGTAGCTGCACCAAGTGTTTTAGGAGCGCAAAGGGTTGGTACACCTGGAGCGCAAGTTCTTGCTACACCTAAAGTATTAGAAGTAAAGGGAAGTGTTAGCACCGTTCAAACACCAACAGGTGTGCAAGACGTTCCAACTGAAGCATTAAACGATCCTGGTTTTTGGGGGGCTGTTGATTGGGGGCAAGTAGCTCAAGGTGGCTTAGCTTTAGTTCAACTGTATGGAGCGTATAAAGCCTTTAAGTCTGGAGACAAAGCAGGTGCTGGTCTTTCGGGCGCAGCAGCATTAGGCAACTTAGCGGCTACAGGTGGATTAGGAGCTGGTGCAGCAGGTGCAGCTTCAAGTGCTGCTGGTGGATATTTAGTACCAGGTCTTAATTTAGCGGCAGGTTTATATAGTGGTTATCAGACAGCAGAGGCTTTAAGTGATATGGCTGCTGGTAAACAAAGATATCGAACAGGAGCAATGGGCGGTCTTGGCGCTGGTGCGGCTACAGGTGCCGCTATTGGTAGTGTTATACCAGGAGCAGGAACGGCTATTGGAGCTGCTATTGGAGCTGCTGTAGGTGGTATTGCTGGCGCAGTGGGAGCCAAGTTTGGAAGCTCTAAGGGCAAAGGACAAATGCAACGAGATGCTGTGAGAGACGTTTTACAGCAAGGTGGCATTTTGGATGACAACTGGCAGGGAACGCTTGCAGATGGGAGCGTAACTGATTTTGGTAAGGATGGGTCCATTCTAAATACTAAAGCGATGCAGAAACTTGCAGAGCAAAATCCAGGTGCTTATGAACCAACTGTGCAGTTATCCGATGCTTTAGTTTCTGCGTATGGTTTCTTAGGAGACAAGAACCGCAGTTTAGGCAGAATGTTTGTTCGGGGAGCTTTAAGCAATGCAGGCGATGATCCGACTATTGCAATGAACAACATGAGACATTTTGCAGCTCAGCAGGGAATTACCTTTGATTTAATGAAAACTAAATTAGATGAAGGATTATCAGAGGGTCGTATCGAGCAGCCAGAATACGACCGTTTGCTTACAGCAGCTACTCAACTTGTACCTTCAGAGGGCGCAGAACCAGTGCAAGTTAGAGAGGTGCGACCTGAAGCAGGTAAAGTTAATCGGTTATCAGAGGGATTATATCGAGATGCAAGCGGTAATCTTGTTAAAGCCGATTCTATGCGAGCAGCTTTAGAAAAAGCATACAAAGGTAAAAAGTCTAATAAAAAGAGTGAGGAGCTATAATGGCAAAGGGATGGATGAGTAAAGACCCAAGCGAGATGACTGCTAGACAACAGCGTCGTATGCAGTATATGGAAAAGCGAGGTGGTGGTCGTGTTCAAGGGCAGCCAACAGAGATGCCTGAGATGACAGCTAGACAACAGCGCAGGCAGCAGTTCTTAGAGCGTAAGCAAGCTAGGCAGGACCGTCGGGTAGAAGACTGGCGAGCGCAACAGCAGCAGCAACAACCGCTGAATATACAATTTGGTCAAGGTGTTAGTGCTGGTATCGGTGGCTATTTTGCGCCGATTGATCCGGGGTATGTAATGACGGAGGATCAGGCGGCAAAAATCGGATTGTATAGACCGGGCGGTAATCCTATGGATTATGCCAACGCCGTTTCTGGTGGTTTTGAAGCCGAGAGACAACCGATCCAATATCAACCTGCAAGGGATGCGATAATGAATCGAATCGATCCGAACATGCGTCAAGCCATGATGCAACCCGAACGCCAGATGAATTATGCTCAAGTAAATGCTATGCCAAATCAGCTTAGAACTGGCACGTTTACACCACAGGGAATGTATCGACCGTTACCATTCTATGCAACTCCACAACAAGTAGAGGATAGAAGGCAAACGATACAATCTGGAACGTATTTTAACAGGTAAACACTATGCCGCTTCAGGGCTTTACAATGCCACCACCATATAAGGGCTTAGACTTAATAAGTCCTATTGATAATATGGATCCAAGCTATGCCTTGGAATTGGTAAACGTATTCCCTGGAGCTGGCGCACCTACTGTCCGTCTAGGCTATGAAGAGTTTTGCAATGTCGGTTTGAGCCAAGACCTTAGCTTCTTAAAAGAGCTGCCGTTAAAAGATGGCACTTCGCAACTTATTGCAGCTAACAACACTAAGATTTATAGCATAAATACAGGTGGTGTATCGACCGACATCACAAACTCTAGTCCTCATACAGATTCAGAGTTTCAGAGTGTTATATTTGGCAATAACATTTACTTTGCTAATGGCACAGATAATTTAAGTGTCTACACGGGTACTGGTTCCGTACAAGATTGCACGTTTACATTTTCAGGTGGTGTAACCCTAGCTGATATAATTAACATCTCAGCGTACAAAGCTAGGCTTTACATGGTTGAGAAAAACTCTGCTGTTGTTCATTATGGCGGTACGAGTGTAACTGGAGTAGGTGGCACACCTGCTGCTACGGCCTTTGATTTTCAGTATGTATTTACCCACGGAGGCTTTTTAGTATCTTGTGGTTCATTTACCAATCAGACCTCTAACACCTCTCAAGATTTATTTTACGCATGTAGCAGCGAGGGGGAAATTGTATTTTATGGTGGTTCCGATCCATCCGACACTAACTGGGGAATCGTTGCAAGATATTTTATTGGTAAGCCTTTAGGGTACAGGGCGTTTATACCTATCAATGCGGATGTGTGGATTCTCACTCAGCAAGGCATTGTGCCAATGTCTGCATTATTTCAGATGTCTCCAGAGCAAGCATCACAAACTGTAAGCGCAAGAATCAATCCTCGTATCTCAGAGTTTAGCCAGCTTTTGCCATTTAATCATGAGTGGACAGGTGCTTTTTGGCCAGCAGGTAGGCGAGTGTATATTTCTGTTCCTACTAGCAGCACTACGGTTAGTTATTTGGTTTATAGCTTAGATACTCAAGGGTGGGCAGATTTAAGATTGTATCGTGATACTCATGGCATATCTCTTGCTATATTTAATAGATTGCCTTACTACGGCTCAACCACTGGTATTGTGTGGAAAGGTGAAACAGGACAGTCCGATGCAGTGACAAGCACTAACAGTGAATCCATTACATACAGTGGCAGGAGCGCATTTAGCTTTTTTGGTAGTAGAGCTAACTACAAAGTGTTTGCTGATATACGACCTATTGTAAGAACTAAGCGTGGTATTACCTTAAATGTTGGTATTGATACTGACTTTCAAAGGGCTAGTACCGTAACAGGCGTTACTACATCCCCTGGAACATTTACACCGTGGGGAAGCCCTTGGGGAAGTTCCTGGTCATCAGACTTAGAGTACATCTTTGATCGCTTTGCCACTCAAGGTCAAGGTCATAGTGCAGCTTACAGATTTGGTGGTTCATTAAAAAACTCTACTATGCAAATACTAGGAATGGAGATTAGATTTAATCTTGGAGGACAGGTGTAATGGCTAATGGCGCATTGGGGCAAGACCCTACAACACAACAAGCTGCTGGATTTAATCCAGAACGATTACAGCGTCGTATAAATT